AAAGGTTGCAATAGAAAATCCGGTTGGGGTGATGAATACTGTATACAGAAAGCCCGACCAAATTATAGAGCCGTATCAATTTGCGGAGTCTGTGGAAGATAAAGAAAATTATGTGACAAAG